CAGACCTGTATCAGCGTCATCGCCTGCATAAGCAGGTGCAGCTTCAGAGTTCGTGCCGTTTAGTTTGAGGGTCATAATCAGAGAATGACGAGAATCGCGCCAGACGGCACCGTAATCGTAGCTCCACTGTCGATCGTGGGCGATACCGTGGTTCCGTGCTTGCCAGAACCCAGCTCATAGCTTTGAGTCACGGTCTGGTCAGTCTCAACGACCCAAGCGTCCGCTCCACCGCCAGTTGCTCCACCACCAAGAGGTGCCCAAACAGAACCGGTATAACCCTCAAAGGAACTGGTTGTTGTGTTGCGACGAATTTGACCTTCAGCAACAGTTGGTTGGCCTGTTTCACCTGGCCGCTGAGCCGTTGTTCCGACTGGTACTTTCAACGCACCAGTTGAAGTAACTGAAACGTCTTGGTTAAAAGTCCAACACGTTGTGCTGTTAACCCATGTAATCGTTTTGTCAGTTGCACCTTTGAGTGTGATCCCGCCGCCATCAGCTGTTGTGTCAGTGGGCGTGGCAACAGTACCTAACTCAATGTTTTTGTCGTCAACAGTAAGAGTCGTTGACTCAATCGTTGTTGTCGTTCCGGAAACAGTAAGCGACCCAGAAATACTTACATCCCCACTGCCGTTGACAGTTACACGTTGTGTTCCGCCAGTGCTGATTCCGACCGTATCGGTTCCAGCAAGGTAGATTCCGTTACCATCGTCAGACTCGAAAGCCAGGGCAGGGGCTGCTGCAGTTCCATCAGGAACACCCTTGAACAGCTCCTGAACTGTGATTTTTTTGTTCTTGTCAGCTGCCGCAGCTTCACTGACATCAACAATCGGCAGTACGTCGTCGGTTGCAGGCGCTGTAAGCGCCGTCATTGCGGTGATCTTACGGTTCGCCATGTTTAGGTCTTGATGACGTACATCATGGCAACGTTACGAGGTCTTGCCTCGTTGCCACCTTGGTTAGCAATGCTGACTGACGTTGAAGTTGAAACAGTGATACCTGTTGTTGCGCTCAAGGTTGGTTCCTGACCGCTCAGACCCGTTCCAGACTCTTCAATAACGCCGTCGCCGCTATCGCTGTTTGAATACTGGACTTGGTGAATGTGACCTGGGTCGTTGACCGTGGACGTTGAAGTTGCCGTCGCTGTGTGATTGTGCTGAGCGTTTTGATCTGACTGCGAGCTGCCAAAACTGCGGCCACTATCTACGCCACGAGAATCATCCCAACCACGAACAAACTCACCACGCAAATCTGGAACGTTAAACGTAGTACTGCCATTGCCAGCACCATGCGTCGTTCCAATGATCGCGAACAAATCGGCATAAGTTGTCCGGCTAACAGCAGCGCCGTTGCACTTCAAATAACCACTCGGCGCAGTGGTCGTCGCCATCATGTGAACCGATCCAGTCGGCACACCCGGAATAGCTGCAAAGCTTAGATTGCCGCTGCCATCTGACTGCAACACGTCATTGGCGTTGCCATCACTGCTAGGCAGAGTCAGCGTAATGTCACTCGCTGCGTTGCTTGGAGCGCGAACCGCAACAAAATTGCTGTTGCTGGTATCGCGAAAGCGGATCGCCTTTCGATCTCGAACCGTAATGCCGTTGGTGTCTATCTCAACGCGATTCGTGCCACCAGTGCTGACGTTGACCGTATCGCTTGCATTGAAGAACAGCCCAGTGTCGGTGTCGTCAGATCGACGAATCGCTGGAGCGCCTTCAGTACCTGCAGGGATACCAACGTTGCCAGTAAATGTCGGACTAGCCGCCGTTCCCAAGCCAAGGTTGGTGGCAGACAACGTTCCAACGGTTATGAACGCGTCATCCGTTGCGTTACGGATTTTAAGCTCATTATTAGTGGTATCTGCCCACCACATGAAGGCTGTAGTGACTGATGGCTCTGCCCCTCCAGAGTTATTGCTATACAGCGCAGACAGGTTGCTGTTGATGTCAGCCCTGACGTTTGAGCCGGTGTCGTTAGAGATATTCTGGTCGGCTTGACTCATTAGCCTTTCCCGTAGCCGGTGGCGGTCCAGTTCACCGTTTTGGCGATCCGGGTGTCACTGGAATTGTAGACCGACACGTCAAATCCGGTAGCCGACGAATTGCTGATGACGTAGTAGTCACCACTGGAGTTGGTGGTAAAGACAATACCAACAGACGGAGTAGCAAAGAACTTGTTACCTGCCCCATAAGCCACCGACACATCAGCACTCGTGCTGGTCGTCACCGATCCAGTCACAGTACGGATCGGCATGTTTGCTTCCACCCGCAGTTGATCAACGGCAATCTGTTCGTCAACTGCACCAGTACTGAACTCTGCTTTCAGCTCAAATGCACGGGCTTTGAACTCAGCGTTGTTGTAACGGCGATAGCTCGTCCACGTTGGCGTTCCAGCTGGGTCATCCTGTGTAGTGCGGATAAACAGCTTCACATCTGGCGCGGTTGGTGCAGCTCCGTCAAAGTCAACGATCGCGTCAAAATCAGGTCGGTCATCCAAGCGGATGCCGTAGGGGTAGAACGCACGAGCACGCAAAGTGCTGTCCAGCTTGACGCTAAATACATCTGAGAATGTGATTGGGTTGTTTTGGAAGAAGTAAGTGCCGCTGGTGAAATGCCCCTTGTTGCCCTCAAGGCCCATAACACTGGTGTTGTCGGTATCGTTCTCCATCAAGATCAATGTGCCATCTTCAGCGAGCATGTCGCCAACAGATGCCGTTTCAACAGCAGGATCAAAGTCCAGCTCTAATTCACCCTGACCTGTATCGACAACAAGATTCGTTTTGGTGCCAGCAAACGACGGATCCTCGGTTTGCGTGCTGACGTTTTGAGCATTGTCTAAGTCAGCTTTGGTGAACTCGATGTAAGCCGCATCCAGACTTTCGCGACCACCTGAATCGACAAACTTGATGCTGTAGGTTCCAGGCTTGAGATCCTCGTAAGTCTCAGTTGCCGAGCCTGCAA